GGATGTGGCTAGGGCGGGGAAGGATAAGACTCTCCTGGCTCGAAGGCACGGAATGTGGTTCGATGTTCCAATGGTCTATCCTGGATCTGCAACCCCTGACGGTCCGACAGTTGCCGGTCTAGTAGTTGGAGCAATGAGAGATCGATGCGTGATTCATATCGATGTGATCGGAGTGGGTGCCAGTCCATACGATTTCCTATCTGAGTCGAGACTTCAAGTGATTGGTGTTAATGTGTCGGAGTCTGCCCTGGGATTGGATAAGTCTGGAAGACTGCGGTTCAAGAACCAGCGTTCAGAACTCTACTGGAGGATGCGAGAGGCTCTAGACCCGGCAAACAATACTGGGATATGCCTGCCACCAGACTCCGGCTTGCTGGCCGATCTGGCGGCTCCAACATGGAAGCTGGTTGGAAGTACGGTTTATGTATCAAGCAGGGAGGAGATCATCGAGAAGATCGGTCGGTCACCTGATTACGCATCAGCCTATGTACTAGCATTGATGGACACTCCGAAGCGGCACATTGTCATGGAACTGGGAAATTACAAAGGAAGGAAAGAATATGACCCGTACAAAGAAGAATCAAGTATCCGTAACTGATAAAAGTTGTGAGATCGTTAAGTTTGTTGCATCACTAGATCCGCGTTTTCTCACGCCAACTCCTTCAAACGAGGACATGGTAAAGATACAAGAGAAGATGCTGGAGAAGCCGCAGATTCTCGTTTCCATTGATCATTTTATACACGGCGGAATGTATAGCAGAACATCGTTTATACCAGCAGGGGTTTATGGGATAGGCGTGGAGTGGGCAGAGGATCATATTGCAATAGTCGTTGGAGATATAACAGCAACGACAGAAGATGGAGTTGTAAGGATACGAGGTCACAACATATTAAAAGTGAAGGCTGGATCTAAAAGGGCTGTACTTGCTCATGCAGACACATACTTCACGGCAATATTCACCACAAAAGCAACTGATGTATTTGATGCCGAGACAGAGTTGTCACGAGAATGTGATTTCTTACAAACAAGGATGGGGTAAATCATGTCAGGATGGATAGCCGCTGCGGTGGCCGTAGGAACAGTAATGACGGGGTATTCTATTTATGCTGGCCAGGTTGCCGCCGGTCAACAGAAAAAGCAAATGGCAATGCAACAACAACAACAAGATGCCCAAATTGCACAACAAAAAGCACAGATGAAACTTGCCGAAGAGGCTACGAACAAAGCCAATCAAAAGGCTCCGGATACTGGAATACTACAGAAGGAAAAGGTGGCCGCCCTGCAAGGTGTCGGAGAGACGATGCTCACCGGCCAACTTGGAATTCCTCAAGAGAAACTAAATTTAGGTAAAAAGACCACGCTACTAGGAAGCTAATGCAAACGATTGCGTTGGAAGATGCTGACGAGAAGTACGAGGAATTAAGGGAATTGTACGAAGAGCATTACACTGAGACTCGTGTAAGGTTAAGAGAGATTGGAGTTGATCTGCCTCCATACAATCCAAGGCTTGGAGAGTATAAGAGGGCCGCGAATGCTGGTGCAATGATCTCAATAGTTGCGAGGAATGATGATAAACCTATCGGGTATTTTAACATTTACATCACATTGGATATGCAGAACCAAGACCTGGTTTGTTCAGAAGCTGGTCTCTTTGTATCGAAAGATTGTAGAAATGGTATCGGCAAGAAGCTGATAAAGTTTGGACTGGACGAGATGAGATCTCGCGGGGTCAAGAGATACTACGCAAGTGCGGTAACTGATTTGAGAACGGCCAAGCTGTGGGAGAGAATGGGTTTTAAGCATTACTCTCACTCGATGTTGTTTAATTTCGCAGGAGAATAATATGTGTTTCGGTGGAATGCCCCCAATGCCAGCAATGCCAGAGGCTCCAAAAGTTATCGATCAGACACAGGTCAAGCAGAATGCATCGGCTGCCACTACAACCTCCAGGACAAAGCAAGAGGAGATGGCTGCTGGACAAGGAACAATGCTTACAGAGGGCGTTGGAGTCGATCCAAATACCCTGGTACTTGGAAAGAAAACACTACTCGGCGGTTAACTTAAAGGAGAATTATTATGTGCGGTCCATCCCCACCCCCATATGTACCACCAGCACCAGTCGCTCCAGTCATCGATCAAAGCCAGGTAAAGCAGAATGCTGCTGCATCTAGCCAAGCATCCGGCACTCAACAAGCGGCAACCGGTCAAGGTGGCGGCTCGACTATGCTCACAGAAGGTATGGGCATTGATCCAGCAAGCCTAGCGCTTGGAAGAAAATCTCTATTGGGTGGTTAAATGGCGAAGATAAAGACTCAGGCACCAAGAAACACTCCGCTTGAAATACCAAAGCGCGAAAAACTATTAACTCGCTGGGGTCAACTCAAGAGTGAACGGGCTTCTTGGTGGAGTCATTGGCAAGAGATCTCATCCTACATACTCCCAAGGTCCGGGCGATTCTTTGTTCAAGATCGAGACAAGGGTTGGCGCAGACACAACAATATCTATGACAACACCGGCACTCGCGCTCTAAGGGTGCTGGGCGCTGGGATGATGGCAGGCGCTACCTCACCAGCCCGTCCATGGTTTAGACTCGCCACAAGCGATCCTGAGTTGAATAACTACGCTCCAGTGAAGATTTGGTTGAACGATGTAACTAAGCTGATGCAGATCATCTTCCAGAAATCCAATACCTACCGTGCATTGCACCAGATGTACGAGGAACTCGGAGCATTCGGAACTTCAGCCAATATTATTCTCCCTGACTACAAGAATGTAATTCATAACTATCCCCTGACAACAGGGGAATTTGCTATCGCAACCGACTACCAAGGCACGGTCTGCACCTTGTACCGTGAGTTTGAGAAGACTGTGGCGGAGTTGGTCAAAGAGTTTGGTTACGAGAACTGCTCAACAAGCGTACAGAATATGTTTGATCGCGGATCTCTCGACCAGTGGGTGACGATCATCCATGCCATCGAGCCTCGTGAAGACCGGGACAGTCGCAAAAAAGATTCAAAGAATATGCCATTCATGTCCGTCCACTTTGAAATTGGTGGAAATCCTGACCAGTATCTGCGTGAGTCTGGCTATAAAGTGTTCCCGGCAGTGGTGCCTAGATGGTCCACGAGCGGTGGCGATATCTACGGTGGATCGCCGGCAATGGAAGCTTTGGGCGATGTAAAGCAGTTGCAGCATGAGCAACTACGCAAAGCGCAAGGTATCGATTACAAGACAAAGCCGCCTCTTCAAGTACCGTCTAGCATGAAGAACCGGGATGTCGAGACTTTGCCTGGTGGAATAACATTCGTTGACCAGGTCAATGCCGGCGGAGGAATCCGCACAGCGTTCGATGTAAACCTAGACCTATCTCACCTATTGGCAGACATACAAGATGTGCGTGAGCGCATTCGTGGCGCGTTCTATGCCGATCTTTTCCTTATGCTTGCATCTGCAACCGACACCAGGATGACTGCAACCGAGGTTGCTGAGAGACATGAAGAGAAGTTATTGATGCTTGGGCCGGTTCTTGAGCGGCTACATAACGAGCTGCTAGAGCCATTGGTCACTTTAACTTTTGATCGCATTGTTGAGGCCGGTATCCTCCCAACTCCACCACAGGAGTTGCAGGGAGTGGACCTTAACATCGAGTTTGTCTCCATGCTGGCGCAGGCTCAACGTGCAATTGGTACTAATTCTGTAGATAGATTCGTAACAGGCTTAGGCAATATTGCTCAAATCAAGCCTGATGTTCTTGATAGGTTCGACTCAGACCAATGGGTTGATGTTTACTCAGATATGCTGGGGGTTGATCCTCATCTGGTAGTCTCTGGTGAACAGGTCGCAATAATTAGACAAGGAAGGCAAGAGGCAATGGCAGCACAGCAGCAAGAAGCGCAAGCACAGCAAACATCTCAGACCATTAAGAATCTTGCCCAGTCACCAACACAAGATCCGAATGCTTTGACAAACGTGATCGATATGTTCAGCGGTTATAACACACCACAAGGAGGTTGAAATGGCAATGATTAATATGAAGAGCAAGCCTGAGATGGAAGAGATGCCAGGAGAGATGGAGGGAGATGCTCCAGAATATCCGTATGGTCTGTGTCTGCATCTTGGTACTGACGAATTAGAAAAACTAAACATCACCACGCTGCCAGAAGTTGGCTCAACGATGATGCTTCATGCCAATGTATACGTTAAATCAACAAGCTCATACGGTACACAGGGTGGCGGCAAAGATATTAAAGTAGACCTTCAGATTACGGACATGGAGATCTTGCCAGCAGAAGGTAAGTCAGACAATACCACCATGGCTGCAATGCTTTACGGTCCACAAGTGACTTCAAAAGGAGGCGAATAATGTCCGTATACCAAAAGACTTCTGGGTCTCCGCTGCTATATGATGCGGTAACTAATGATGTAGTTGGAATGAAAGATCCTGACGGGAGTGAGTGGTTATTCTCAAGCCCGGTTGGAACGAAAACAAATGACGATGCGATTGCTGGAAATGTTGGAGAGTATGTATCTTCAACGGTACTGGTCGCAAATGCCGTAAGCATGGTAACCAATGTAGGGAAGACGGTAACATCTATAACCCTGACCCCAGGGGATTGGGATGTAACTGGATTGGTTGGTAGCCGCACAGCAGCTACAACATCGATTAGCCATACATCTCAAAGCATTTCTCTAGTTGATAATACGATGGGCGGCATTGGGACCGAGACCTCGCACAATAATGGAGCGTATGTTCCTGGCGCGTTATCATTTTTAGGTGTAACTCCAGTAGTAAGAATATCAATAGCGACAACAACAGTGGTTTATATGGTTGCTCATGCTCTGTTTACTATCGCAGCCGTAGATTGTTACGGGGTATTGAGAGCAAGGCGGGTTAGATAATGGCTGTCTTTATGAAGCAAGGTGGTCAATGGCTTTATGACCACTCAATGAAGTAACTTAAAGGAGGTTGCCATGAAAGGTAAAAGCAAAAAGCCACCAAAGCCGCCAAAGTATTGAAGAGAACTATCCGTAACTATTTAATATAGGTTTAAATTAGGAAATGAGCAGCTACGATCCATTAGATACACGAGACCAGGACCGCGCAAAGTCTGATAAAGAGGTGCGCGATAGAATGGAATCTGAGAATGAGTCGATAGATATTAAGTGGCTCATGGGAAACAAAAGGGGCCGTAGGATTATATGGCGGCTTCTGGATCAGTCGGGCGTATTTCGACTATCGTTCAATAGCAACTCGATGACGATGGCTTTCAACGAGGGGCAGAGGAACTTTGGTAATCGTATGCTTGCAATGATCCACACTTTATGTCCAGAGCTTTATCCAGCCATGCTAAAGGAGTCTCAAAATGCAAGAAACAACGATGACGGAATCGGCCCCAACGACCACTGAAAGCCAATCTGTATCGCAAGGTAGCGTAAGCCAGCAACCGCAAGGAAGCCAGCAAGCGCAATCGCAGCAAGCAGCATCAGAGCAAACCCAGCCCAACATTACAGATGGCAAGCAGGGTCAGCAAACAAGCCAACAGGCAGATGTCAGATATGGCTCTCCTGATAACTATGATTTTAAACCTCCAGAGGGTAAGAACTACGACCCAGAAGTAATGAAGGTTTATACCGAAGTGGCTAAAGAGTTGAATTTGTCTCAGGATGCTGCGCAGAAGTTATTATCGAAACTTGGTCCACCTGTCGAGGCCCGTCAGGCTCGTGAGTTGGAGCAGTTGCGTACTGGATGGACTAATGATTCTAAGGCTGACACGGAGTTTGGTGGGGAAAGACTCACAGAAAACCTGGCAATCGCAAAGAAAAGTTTAGATCAGTTTGGTACGCCTGGCTTACTTTCACTGCTGAATGAATCGGGACTTGGAAATCACCCTGAGATAATCAGATTTTTCTATAGAGCCGGTAAAGCAATTGGTGAAGATAAGTTTGTCGGTGGCGGTCAAGGTGGTAAGAACTCAGCGAAGTCTAATGCTGACTATGCCGCTTCACTTTATCCTACTCAACAACAGCATTAAAAAGGAGATTTAAAAATGGCTACACTATCAAACACGGCCCTAACCCTAGCGGATTGGGCTAAACGTACAGACCCTACCGGGAATGTACCAGTCGTTGCAGAACTGTTATCACAAAGCAACGAGATCTTGGAAGATGCAGTATTCAAGGAAGGTAACTTGCCAACGGGTGAGCGTGTTGTTATCCGTACCGGCTTGCCTACCGTCTATTGGCGCGCATTGAACCAAGGTATTCCAAACAGCAAATCAACCACGGCACAAGTGGATGAAGCTTGCGGTATTCTGGAAGCCCGTTCAGAAGTGGACAAAGACTTGGCTATGCTGAATGGCAACACCAGCCAGTTCCGTCTGTCTGAAGACCAGGCGTTCTTGGAAGCAATGAACCAAACCCAAGCAACGACCTTGTTCTACGGCAATCCTGGTACAGATCCAAAGCAGTTCCTTGGCCTGGCATCACGTTACTCAAGTCTGTCTGGCGGCAACGCACAGA